CGAGCACCTCGGTCGGGGCGTGGCGCAGCTTGGTAGCGCGCATCGTTCGGGACGATGAGGTCGGAGGTTCAAATCCTCTCGCCCCGACCATAACCAGCAGATGCGCACGAAAACGCCTCTACGAGGCCTGCGGCCACTGCTGACGGCGTCGGCTTGATCCGCATCCGGCGCAGCCCGAGCACCTCGACCCGCTCGAAGAGCGCCTCTGCCAGCGCGCGCCTCGAGCCCGGGGCGTCGTCCCACAGCCGGGGGAGATCGCGCAGGTACGCCACCACCTCGGACGCCTCGAGCGCCATTGCAGGCCCTCCCGAGTTCGCCTCGGCCTCCTGCTCGTCGAGGGTGGCCATCGTTCGCTCGAGGGTTCGCAGGTCCCGGTCGCGCCGGTAGCGCGCCAGGGCGGCGTCGCGCTCGCGTCCGATGCGGGCTATGGCGAGCCGGTCGGGCTCGGCGTCGCGCGTCTCGCCTACCACCGCGGCGACGTGCTCGGAGCCGAGCGACACGTGGGCTAGCACCTCCCGAACGATGGCCTCGTACTCGTCGGCGCGGTAGCTGGTGCCCGGCATGTTCTTGCGTTGGCCCTGGAGGCGCTTCCGCGGCTCGCGCCGGACGGCCGTGAACGCCTCGCAGGCGTCTGGGTGCCGGTAGCGTCCCGTGTCGCCGATGAGGTGGCGCCCGCAGTCCGAGCAGTGGAGCATCGTCAGGGCGTATGCCCGCTGGACGGGCGGGCGGCCATCGCGCGTCCGCCGCGTGGCGCGCACGGCCTGAACGGTCTCCCATAGGGCCGGGTCCACCACCGGCGCCCAGTGGGCGCGCTCGCCGGTGCGAAGCCGGCCGACGTAGAGCGGGCTGGTGAGCATCCCGCGGACGGTGAACAGCGGGAGGCCCGTCGCGGCCGCCACCTCGCGGTCGGTCCGGCGCTCGGCGGCGAGCTCGAACGCGCGCCGCACCACGTCCAGCCGGTCGGGGTCGGGCTCCACGAGGCGCGTGCCGGGGTTGCGGCGGAAGCCTATCGGGGGTCTGCCGCCCGGGTCGTGCTCCGTGGCCCGCTTGGCAGCGTACCCCTCGCGGACGCGGCGGCGGTGCCGGCGCAGCCAGGAGTCGGCGCCCTTAGCCTCGTCCACGAGCTGGTCCCAGTTGCGCTCGCTGCTCGAGAGCAGTTCCTCGTCGCAGAACCAGACGGTTACGCCGGCTGGGTGGAGGGCGTCCTCGAGGAGGTTGAGCGTCTGGCGGAGGTTGCGCTGCCACCGCGCGACGTAGCCGACCAGGAGCACGTCGAACTCTCCGGCGCGGGCGGCCTCGATCATCGCTGCCATCGTCGGCGAGCGGTGGACCGTCGCCCCGCTGTGGGCCGCCGACCAAGCCAGTCCGGTGTCGAGGAGGCCGAAGCGGCGGGACGCTCTGTCCTGGAGGTCGCGCTGCGCGTCAGGCCCGTAGCGGTCGAACTGCCCCGGCGTCGACTCGCGGATCCAGCGGGCGAAGCGCAGCCCGCGCAGGTCGTCGACCGTCGCCGGCAGCACTCTGCGAGGACTCATCACGTCACGCCGCCCTTCCTCCGTCCACGGTTCGAACACGACCTCTGCGCTCCGACTCCTCGGAAGCCCTTCGTTGGGCGACTTCGCGAACCGCGGCGACAAGCGCGCGGATTAGCGGATCGGTCGCGGGCACCCGGCGCATTGTGTCGTTCATCGCACTCGGGAGCGATACTCGCGGGTGAGGACGGCAGCATGCGTCGTCGTGCGGGCATTCAGTCGGCGTCGGCCCTCGTCCCGGTGCGTCTTGACGGTCCACTCGGACAGCCCGAGGCGCTCGGCGATCTCGCCGAGGCCGAGCCCGTCGCCCAGCAGGAGCAGCACCTGCTCCTGTCGCGCGGTCAGCTGCGGATGTCGCGGTGTCACGCGCGCTGGAGCGTGTATGTGACCGCGATCGCGAGCGCGGACCACACGTCGCGGCTGATGCCGTACAGCGGCCCCGGTGCCGCCTTCCGGCCGACCGCGGCCGACCCGCCGAAGCGGTCGATCAGCGCCTGGCGGATGTTGGCGTCCTTGGCCCGCGAGTCGCCGCACAGCGCGAGCTTCACCGCCCGCCGCGGGAGCAGGACGACCGGGACCGGGTGCGCGGCCTCGGCGAACCGGCCGGCCCAGAGGACCGTGTCGAACACCTCGGCGCCGACCGCAATGCCATAGGACTCGACCTTCTCGATGACGACGACGTCGGGCAGGCCGCCCGTCCGGAGCGCGCGGACGAGGACGTCGTTGGGCGTGATCGCGAACGCGGTCGGCCGGGCACCGTCGAACTGGAGCCAGGCGGACTGGGCGGAGCCCGGGTCGATGGCCAGGATGGTCGTCACGGCCATACCAGCCGGCAGGCGAGCCAGAGGCCGCCGATGACGAGAGCCCAGAAGCCGAGAACGGCGAGGGCCGCCACGGAGCACCCGGCGAGGCGAGCCCGGTCGACGCTCACGCCACCTTCTCCTTCGACCAGGCGTGGAGGGCGAGGCAGGCGCGGAAGGCGACCCAGTCGCGCGGCGTCACGGCCGCCTCGTACAGCCGCGTGCCGCCGTCGGTGACGTGGACGATCCCGTAGCGGGTGATCGGCGGCAGCGGGCACCGCTCGGGGTCGTTGACCCGGGCGATGAACTCCGCGTTCGCGTACGCCGCCAGCTGCAGCCGGTGGTCGCGGTAGACGGCGCCGTCGGGGGTCGCGACCGAGGACCCGGTCTTCCAGTCGAGCAGCCAGACCTCGCCGTCGAGCTCCGCGATGAGGTCGCACGTCCCGCCGTAGCCGAGGGTCTCGTGGAGGAGGAAGGCCTCGACCTCGATCGGCCGCAGCCCGTGCTGGCGGACCTGCTGGTTGAGCCAGGCGCGGGCACCCGCGACGGCCGCCTCGTCGCGCGGGTCGATGGTCACGGGCTCGCGCCGGAGGATCTGCTCGATCGCGGCGTGGATGCGCGAGCCGCGGTCCATCGCCGAGGTGGAGAGGGTCGTGAGGTACTTCACGGCCGCGTCGACCCGCCCCGCCTCGCGGTCCTCGATGAGCCGCTCGGCGCCGGCGATCGCGGCCTGGGCGACCTGGTTCATCTTCCAGTAGGTCAGCGCCGGCGCGTCGAGGACCTTCGTGACCGACGTGACGCCCGGCCACGGTCCAGCGCCGTTGAAGTAGTAGAGATGCGTCTTCGTCCGGTGGACGCCGACGGGGACGGTGGCTGCCTTGGCGCGGGGGCGGGTGACGGTCGCGGTGGTCATGCGATGGGTCCCTCCTCGGGGTGGCAGGCGTCGCACGTCCACCCGGACGGCGTCTGGCGATGAGCGGACTGGTGGTCGCGGTACCAGCGGCAGGGGTTGGCCCAGCCGGACGGGTCGGCGGGGACGACGCGCAGGGCCGGCCCGGCCTCGCGTGCGGGCGCACGCGATACCTCCCCCCGATGTCTCTGATGTCTGGGGGAGTCATCGGAGACACCGGGGGCATTAAGGCCAATCGGGGTCTGGTGGCTGTCCTCGAGCTCGACGCCGGCGACGACGTAGCCCTTGGGCACGCGCGCCACGGCGCCCGCGGCGACGAGCTTGGCGACCATGTTCTGGACGCTCTGCCGGGTGAGGCCGAGCTCGTCTGCGATGGCCTGGGGGAAGACCGGCCCGCGCCGCTCGATGACCTCGTAGACCTCGGCCCGCTCGACCGACGCCTCTGGCAGCGCCCCGGGTGCCGGCAGCCAGCGGCCGTCGGCGAACTGGACCGGGACCTCGGCGTCGGCGATGTCCCGGCCGGTCGTGAACACGGTGCCGAACCGCTCGAGCCGCTTGCGGCGGATGGCGACGATCGTGTCGGCCGAGCCCGTGATGCCGTACGTCCCGGACACGCTCGCGAGGAAGTCGTCGGACGCCTCCTTGCGGGCGTGGTGGACGATCACGAGCGCCACGGGCCGGTCGCGGAACAGGTCCTGGAGCGCCGCGAGGTCCTGGACGTCGACCTCGTACGCGCCCTGCTTGCCGGTCGACCGCGGCCGGACCTTGCCCAGCGTGTCGACCGCGACCATCGCGGCGTCCGGGTGCTCGTCGAGCCAGGCCCGGATGTCGTCCTCGAGGCCTGCCCCGATCCGGTTGGCGTCCCAGCGGACCTCGAGGCGGCCGTGGGGCATGGTGCGGCCGGCCAGGGCCACCAGGAGCCGGTCGCGGCCGCGCCGCTTGCCGTCCTCGAGGGCGAGGTACAGGACGCTGCCGGGCGTCACCCGCCGGCCCAGCAACTCCCCGCCGATCGCCGCCTCGACGGCGACCTGGTAGACGAGGCAGCTCTTGCCGACCTTCGGCGGCGCGGCCAGGATCGTCGTGCCCTCGGGGATCAGGTTCGGCACGATCCAGCGCAGCGGCTGCAGGTCAAGGGCGAGCAGGTCGGCGGCGTCCATGCCCGGGACGAGCGCACGCCGTGCCTCGGTCAGGTGCGCCGGCGCGCCCAGTCGCTCGCCGATCTTCGCGGTCACGCGCTCGAAGTCGGCGCGCAACTCATCCTGGGTCTTGGGGACCTCGAAGCGAGGCGCGACCCGCGTGCGGACGAGCTCCCACAGCTCGTCGAGCCCGAGACCCGCGTTGTAGCGGCTGGCCACGTAGTCGCGGACGGCGGCGTAGCGGCGGCCCGAGGGGATCCGGTCGGGCAGCGTGAAGCCACCGGTGACGGTGATGGCCGCCGGATCGGTGCCCCTCCGCTGCGCCGGCCGCTCGGCGAGCGCGGCCTCGACCCAGCGGGCCGGCAGCGGCGCGATCTCGGTCACCGGCCCCGCGACGTACTCGCGGTCGCCGATCCGGCTGCCGGGCCCGACGAGATAGCCGCGGCCGGGCCAGCGGACGGTGAAGCCGAACAGCTCGTCGCCCGCGGGGATCGGCACGTCGGCCGGCCAGCGGTAGAAGGCGTGGCGGCCACCCGAGGGGGTGGTGGTGATCTTCGTGGCCGGCAGCGGCCCGTGCTGCGCGACGAGGTCGAGCATCCGATCACGCCAGGGGCGGTCCGCGCCGCCGCCGTCGTCGAGGTCGAACACGACGACGCGCTCGGGGTTGGTCGCCGGCCAGACGAGCCCGTAGTTCCCGGCTGCCGGGGCCTCGAGCTGGCGCCGGATCCAGTCAGGGCGCGTCGTCGCGTTCTTGAAGCCGTGCTCCGTCACCGGGACCTTCGCGTCCGCCCTCAGGGCGAACACGGCGAAGCCCTGGTCGATCTGCGCGATCGCAGCGGTAACGACCGACTCCGGAGCGGGCATCACGGCTAGAAGGGCAGATCGTCGGTCGCGACGGGCTGCGCGGCCACGGGCCGGGCGGGCGCGGCCGGTGCGGCGGCGCGAGCTATGGGCCGGGCGGACAGGTTGGCGATCTTGGCCCAGCCACTCTCGTCGATCGCGATAGTGGCGAGCGCCTCGCGTCCGACGAGCTTGGACTTCGGGTAGCTCTGGCCGACGGTGGGCGGCGTGCCGCCGAGGAGCGCCGTGAGCCAAGCGTACGTCTTGGATTTCGGCCCCGACGCCGTGCTCGCCGAGCCGGTGACCTCGGTGCCGTCCTCGAGGGCGAACGTCCAGTCGCGAAGCTGGACCTCCTTGCCGGCGTTCGGCCCGGACTGCGGGTAGATCGTCCGGGGCTCCGAGATGTCGACGAGGGTGACCTCGTAGACCCCGGGCGTGAGGTCGCTGGCGGGGGCGCCCGCGCTGATGGTGATGATGTCGTCGGTCATCCTTAGGCTCCTTTCGTGGTGACTGGACTTGGGCGCATGGCAACTACCGTGGCTTTGCGGCCCCACTTCGCGACGCGAGCCCCTCCACGCCGGCCAGGCAGGCCGCGCAGCGCGGCTGCGTCTCGGGCCAGGCGAACCGGGGCTCAATCGGCTGTCGGCCGCAGGGGGTGCGCAGGCGACCGGCGATCGCGGCGTGGGCCTCGCCGTCGCGGGCCGCGGTCCAGGTGACGCGATGGCGGGTCACGGCTCGACCCTCGCGACTGCGGCGTTCGTCCTCGCCGAGCCGAGGCGCCCCCGCCGGCGCGCCGTCGGTGTTACCGCCGTCGCCGATGCGGCCGCGCGGAGGCCCTCGAGGACGAGGAACGCAGCCTGGTCGCGGGGTGTGCGGCACTCGACCTGCGCGAGGTCCTGGAGCGCCGCCGCGGCGTGCTCGGGGAGGCGGATCGTGAGGGAGGGCATAGCCGGATTGAACGGCTGCCCCCGGCGCGGGATAAAGGCGGAGAAGGCGCGAACAATGCGCAGATGAGGCGCGGATAAGGCGCAGGTAAGTGCGGGGCTAGTCCTCGAGCGGCCAGACGAGGCCGTTGGCCCGCAGGAAGTCCTGAAGCGTCCGCCGCGACACCTCGAGCCGCTCCGCCAGCGACTCCTGGGTCACAGGCCGGCCCTTGCGCTCCGCCCGTAGCGCGCGGTTGGCATCGCCGACGATCGCCACCGTCAGCAGGCGCGTGCCCCTCGGGCGCCCCCGGCCGGATGTCGCCTGTCCTCGGGCCGGCCGCCTGCCGCGTGGCCCGAGCCCGAGCCGTTGGCGCAACCGGTCATGGTCGAGGCTGGACACGCGGTCCACGTACTCGCGCAGCTCATCGATCGTCGGCTGCCGGCCCTGGATGAGGACCAGGTGCTGGTACAGGGCCTGGACGAGGTCCTCGTCGAGTTCTGGGCGCTCGGCCGCCACCCGCGCGATGTCCGCCGACATGAGCAGGGGGTCGGGGCTCATGGGGCGACCTGCCGTTCTGGCTTCGGGGGCGCGTAGCCGTCGCGGGGCATGGTTGTCCCGCTGATGGGTTCGAACAAGGGAAACTGCCCTCCGGAATGACATTCAGCCGGGTGGCTGGCCGGCGAGCGGGAGTGCTTCGAGCAGTTCAGTCTAGTCCGGGAGTCTTGGTATGAACAGGTGTTCTATCCACGAATTCGGGGTCTAGGACTCGAGGATGTCCACAGGTTTGGCGATCGCGGCGGACAACTCGGTGGACACTCCCGCGGGATGGCCGGCCTAACCACGTTGAGCTGGCCGATCCCAAACTCGCGTCTACGTCAGCCGGATCGGTCGGCGGCACCCTCAGCCATCCTGAGGCTGCCCGATGAGCGCGGGATAAGCGGCCGTCGCTAGGGTGCAGGTTGCGAGCCGTCACCTCTGGTCTTGAGCTCAGAGCTCCACGGCGCCGGAAGGTCGCCGACGGTGACACAATGATCTAGGTGGCCGAGCGGCTACGGCCTGATGCAGTCTCGAGGGCGATGAGAAACCCGACCCTGGTCTCCCTGTTCACCGGCGCGGGCGGACTCGACGCTGGTCTCGAGGCCGCTGGTTTCCACACGGTCGCCGCCAATGACTTCGACAAGGACTGCGTCGCGACGCTGGAGGCAGCGAGGGCAGCATCGATTCCGATCGCTGGCTCTAGGCGGCGGCACCTCAGAGGCACCAAGATCGTGCCTGGCCCGATTGAGTCGCTCTCCCCGGCTGATCTTCGACCTCAGCGGGCTCCTGCGGACTGGGTTCCGGACTTGCTCGCTGGCGGACCGCCGTGCCAACCCTTCAGCAGCGCCGGGAAGATGCTCTCTATCCACGATCCTCGGGGCCGGCTCTTCGAGGACTTCGTGCGGTTCGCGGACGGTCTTCGTCCGAAGTACATCCTGTTCGAGAACGTTCGCGGCCTGGTCACGGCCAGGGGGCCAAAGGGCGAGCCGGGCGAGGTGATACACGAGGTCATGCAGGCATTCCAGGAGATCGGGTACGCGACGTCGTTCCATCTCCTCAACGCCGCCGACTATGGCGCCTACCAGCGGCGAGTCCGCCTCTTCATGTTTGGCGCTCGAGTTGCTCCCGTGCCCACATTCCCCTCGCCGACGCATGTGCGCGCAGGAGGATCATCACTGCTCCACGGTCTCCAGTCCTGGCGCACTCTGGGCGAGTTCCTCGAGACGCGACGAGAAGCGACGCCGGAGCAGATCATCCGACCGTCGCCCGCGCTCGCCGCACAGCTCGCCGATCTCGGGGAAGGCACGGGGTTGAAGAGCGCCGGCGCCCGCGAGGCGACTCGCCCTGGCGGGCACTGGGGATACAAGCAAGGCACCTTCATCGCCGACCGCTCGAAGCCCGCTAGGACGGTCACCGCCGCTTCGACGCAGGACTGGATCCGCGACCGGGATGGCGCCCTGCGCCGGCTGAGCGAGGACGAATGCGCCGGGCTTCAGGGCTTCCCGGCAGGCTGGCCTTTCCAAGGCAATGCCGCGAGCCGCTTCAGGCAGATCGGCAACGCGGTGCCATACACCTTCGGGCTGGTTCTCGGCCGAGCCATTGTCGAGGCTCTCAAAGTCGCCACCGAAGATCACCGTCCCGAGTCGCCTCCGCTGCCGGATTCATTTCACGAGGCGATCGACTACACGCGCCGGGACAGTCTTCGCAACGGCGAGCACCGCAGGAATGCTCAGCGGCTCGCGCTCGCCGGAGTCGAGGTGCATCACATCAAGGGCCTTGGCTCCCAAGACCGGCGCCTAGAGGCGGAACCCCAGCTCCTGCTCGAAGACCTCTGGGCGGGTGCCGGTGACGGCGGCGGGCTGGAATCGGATGTACGGGATCACGTTGCCGTCGCCCATGACGCGGACGACGGCCTCGGAGCCGCTCGGGAACACAACGTCGGCTAGCTGGTGCCTCTGTCGGGTCAGCTCGGTAAGGAGGAACCAGTGGACATCCTTGCCCGCTGCGCCGGGCTCGTTCACGTAGTCGCCGCCATAGACCGCCTTGGCGTCGATGGCCGCCGCCATTCGCGCGAAGCTCATGCAGTAGAGCTCGTCGAACAGCACCTGGAAGAAGATCATGGGGAGTCCCGTCTCACGCTCCCAGCCGAGGATTGACTCGATCTCCTCGTCCTTGACGGTGATCGACAGCGGCTTCGTATTGCCGCTGTCCCGACGGACCTTGTAGGCCCACGTGCTGTTCTTCACCTCGATGCCACACGCCGCAGCGCTGACGAGCTCGGGCTCACCGGCACGGAGCGGGCGACTCGGCCACTCGGTGACGGCAGCCTGCTCGGCCTCGGTCATCACGTCCCAGGTGTCGGTCGCGAACGCCAACAGGTCCGGGCGCTTGCCCTCTGTTAGAACGATCTGCCGAAACGCGCGGACGATCGCATCGTGGTCCTGCTCACCTGGCATCGCTGCGCTGCTCGGCCCGAAGCGAACGAGGTGGTAGCCGGGGATCGGTACCGACATGGCGACGTCCTCGGCCCACTGGCCCCGAAGCTGGTTCAGGAGAAAGTCTCCGCCACGCTGCCCGCCGACGTTCAACACGCTGGCCGCGCCGTAGGCGATGTAGTTGCGGATGGCCTCGATGGCTTCGTCCTGGCTCGCCTGAAGCGCCCGCCGGGCCAAGACGGAGTCGATGCCCTTCACCACAGCGCGTCGAATGATGGCGATCCGAGCTGTCTCCGTTGAGGAGAGCTGCGGGGCGAGCTTCTCGAGCAAGCCCTCGTCTTCCGCCCACTTGGCGCAAAGCTGTGCGTCGAGCTCCCGCATGGTGGCGGCATCGAGACGAGTGGGCGAAGAAGTCACCGCCATAGCTCCCGGATACGTCTGCGTTTCCGGGAGGCTAACAGTAGGTAAGTGGTCAGGTAGGGGGCTTTGGGCGGCGGATCGGGCTCCGAACGGCCTCTTCGATCATCGCCGCAGCATCCTCGGGCGGGGTGTGCTCCCAGACCCGCAGGACCTCCCAGCCCAGATCGGCTAGGAGCTCGTCGATCAACCTGTCGCGATGTGCGTTCCGCTCCAGCTTCGGAACCCAATAGGCTTGGTTGCTCTTCGGCGCGCGACCATGTACCGGGCAACCATGCCAGAAGCAACCATCAACGAAGACGACGAGCTTCCGCCGTGTGAAAACCAGATCGGGACGGGCACGCATGCCGTCTGCGACCTGGATCGGTAGGTGGACCCGGTATCTCAGGCCGTGTCGATGGACAAGCGACCGCACGAGGAGCTCTGGCCGAGTGTTCGAAGGCCGGTTTGCACGCATCGTGTTGGACGCAGCCACGGACGTGGGCACGGGGTACGGGAGTAGGGGATACCGCGAGATGCGCCTGGACACGTCCGAAGCCTAGTCGTTGGCGAGCGCGAGACAACTTCCGAGGCGGTAGCCGGCACCTGACGCACACAGCCGACACTCCAATATCGGACACTCTCGCCGTGATCCGCTACGTCGATTGGGTCCAGGCTGTACTTCGGGTCGTCGTCCGCGACCGGCCACGCCACCAACCGCTGATGCTGTGGCAGCTCGCCGAGGAGCTCGGGCTCCACGTGAACGGACAGCCACCTGAAGTCGCCAACCCCATCGTCCTCGGACTCGACCACGTGCTCCGCGACCTCGGACGGCACGGACTTGTCGAGTACGACTCGGCCAGCCCCCAGGTCGGCTACCCGCCGGCGGCCCGACGCTTCCGCACTGAGCCGCTGACGGCGACATGGTCCGAGCTGCGGTCGGGCTACCTTGACACCGAGGACGAGGAGTTCCTCGTGGCGGTCGCGCGGCTGTCCGAGCGACCGGGCGAGGATCGCGCCGACGTCACGGAGGTTGACGCGCAGGATGTCTTCCGCGATCTCGGGTGGGGCTGGGATGGCAGCCGCGCGGTGGCGGTGTTCGGCAACTTGAAGGACAGGTTCCTCGTCGAGGGCCGGATGTATGGCGGGCCGTCCATCCGACTTCGCGTGACCTACGCCGGCCTGGTACGCGCCTTGGACGACACCGGGGCGATCCTCCGCGAGGCCGAAGGCCACCTCCAGGCCGGTCACCTCCGCGCGGCCGGGTGCATCGCCGCGGTCGAGCTGGAGCGGCGTCTCAAGGCCATTGCGCCGACGCCGGTCGTGTCGGCACGTCGTGATCCAACGCTGGAGGACTACAACCAGTCAGCGTTCAGGGCGGGACACATCGACCAGGCGACGTGGACCCTCATCTCCACCTTGGCCGTGATCCGCAAGGGGTGTGTTCACGTCCTCGACCGAGAACCCGAACCTGCCGAGGTGCGGACCCTGATCGATGGGGTCGAAGGCGTCCTTCGGCGTTTCCCGGCACCGTAGACCCGGGACGCTGCGCCCTCCACCCATTGGCTCCATAGGACCGGGGCAACGACCGTCGTTCGATCCTCATCCGGCCCGATTCACGCGCCGTTGGAGTTCCTCGAGGTCCATCGGACGGAGCCGGTGGACGGCGCGATGGCAGTTGGCGCACAGGATCGCGAGGTCCTTCAGCCGCGTCCGCGTCGGGCCGCTCGTCGCGAGCGGGACGCGGTGATGGCACTCGGAGACCCCCTCCCCGATGTCGGGGCCGTAGACGGCGTCGAAGTCCAGCCCACAGGCTTCGCAAGCGAGCCGACCGGTCTGCTGTCGGACGTCGGCGCGCTTCCGGCGGGCGAGGGATCGGCTGCGCTCCCGACGCCGGTGGGCCGCGGTCACGATGCCGCCCTCGACTTCCTCGGCGTCGTCGTCGGACCGCACCGCCGCGACCTCGGCCGGATCAACGCTCGCGCCAGCCTTGATCTCCCGCGCGACTCGCCGGAGGCGCTCGGGGTCGTGTCCGTACTCGTCCCAGATGACTCCGTCGAGATGAGCGCCGTGTGGCATGCCGACGCCCGGTGCTCGTGGGTCGAGCGCCCGGAAGTTCATCAGCTTCAGGTAGACGCCCTCTATGTTTCTGAACTCGGGCTCGCGATCCGCGACGGGATGGATTGGCAGCGAGCGGAGGAGCGTGCTGAGTTCCCGGACCTCTGCACTCCCCTTCCCGGGGGCATGCGGGTAGGCCTGCACGTAGAGGTCGAGGGCGAGTACTAGTTCCTCCCTGGTCCAGTCGAACCTTGCCACTCTGGTTGGCTCCTCCCGGTTGCCGTGTCGCCGGTTTCCGCAGCGCCGACGCCTCCATCTTCACCCACTGGACCGGCCCCTGTCCGACGGACCACGGTGGAGTGGTTCGGTGAGCCTGCCGGCTTGTGGGGCAGTTGGGGTCCCCGCTCAACTTCCTGGGTATCGCAGATGGCGGCCGACGTGGCCAACGACGAACAGCTTCCGCTCCTCGTCGAGGAACCAGTAGATGCGGGCGATGTTGTCTGCAGACGTGCCGCGGCCCAGGCCAAGGTGGGGGCCGAGCATGTACTGTCGGCCACGGTACTGGCGCGCGTACTCGCCTGGCCACTGGGCCGATGCCATGCCGACGTTGTCCTGGTACTCGTAGCCGAGACGCTCGAAAGCCTGCGGGAAGCCGGTCCCGAGGGTGTTCTCGGCCCAGCCGCGGGCAACGCTCTCGACGGCGAGAAGCGCGTCGTACACGCGCTCGGGCTGTGGGTAGCCCGAGCGGCCCGCACCGTCGAAGGCTTCATCGAGGAAGTAAAGGTGCGGGCACGACTCCGCCGCACGGCGCGTCGCGCCGAGGACCGAGTCGATCGGCTGATCCGAGCCGGGCTCCTGTCGAGCATCGACGCCGGAGGTCCTGAGTGCTGCAGCGTAGTCCGCGAAGGAGCGCTGGAGACGCTCCACCTCGTCCCGCAGGCTCTCGTTCTCATCGTGCAGGGCCTGGTTGGCAGCGGTCACCGTGCCAATCTGGCCCAGCGCATCGTCAAGCTCGGCGAGCCAGGCCTCGTCGGGCTCGCCTCTCACGGGTGTCGCCAGCTGCTCCTGCATCTCCGCCAGCCGGGCAACCGTCCTGGCGTCCCGCGCGGCGCGCAGGTGCCGGCCGAGCGACTCAACCGGTACTCGGGCTAGCGCGACGTCGGTGAGCAGCCGTTCGAGCCGCGCGGCGACTGGCGTGGGTCCGCTCTCGAAGAGGCGGACCCGATCTGGCAGCCACAAGGGGTGACGGTAGGGGTCGTCCTCGAGCGTGAGGCCGGGCCAGTAGGTACGGACGGCTCCCTGGTAGACCGAGAATACCGTCGTGACCCGGTCGCTCAGTTCCCAGGTGGCGGCCATGGTCTCGAGCGAGACTACGTGGGCCAGCCCGATCAGCCGGTCCGCGACTCGGTCGACGTCGACGAGGGCTCTGCCTGTTTCCCTTGCCGGCGAGATCGCGACCACCGGGAGCCGCCGGTCCGGGTCGAGGAGCATCTCCACAAACGGGTCGATGTGGTCGCTGAGGAGGCGGACGGCGGTAGGCTGAAGCGGCCGTCCGTCGAGGATCGCGCCGGGAGCCGACGCGAGACGGGGGATCACGCCGGGACGCCCCAGGTCGAAGCGGAACGGGGCGATGCGGAGGTCGACCGACTCCAGTGCCAGTCGGACGGTGGCCACCGGCCGAGATCCCGTGTCCGCGATCGTGACGCCGATCCGCCAGACAAGGCCCTGATCGTGCTCGTCATGCTGACGCCACAGGAGTTCCCAAAGGCGCCGGGGGTCGCCTTCGACGGTCTGAGTCGCCCAGTCGGCACGGTCGTTGCCTGATTGAAGCGAGCCGGCGGTCACGTCCTCTGGCGCTGGCATGCGATAGCGGTCGCCGACCCAGCGGAGGACGGTCGCGGCGCCAGCCTCGAGAAGGCCAACGACTGGTTCGTCGCGCCGGCCAAGCTCGAACATCGCCGCGTAGACGTCCCGCATCAGACATGCACCTCCGCCATATGACTGATCACCCGCGACGAGAACCGATGCGCCTGCCGTGGGCTTCGGTGCAGCACGGGGGCCACGTCCTTGGAACGAGCCCTGGGCGAGCGTCATCCGCCAGCGTGACAACAGTCTGTCACTTGCCGGGTACTCCGACGACCTCGTCGCGGCTTGAAGCCTGCGCCAGCGTTGCCAAGGTGGCGATGAGCGATCAGAGACCGAAGGCCCGGCCACCCCGCCGCGAGCTGGACGCGGGCCAGTCTGAGCGGCCCTGCGTGATCGCTCCGGCGGGCGCGGAGCCAGGACGATGTGATCCTGTACCACTCCGCTCACCGGCTACTTATCTGGCCCTTATGCAGGGGGATCCAACGGTGCGCCGTCTACGCCTCGGCAAGGAACGTGATCCCCTCGAGGGAGACCCATCCGTTACTTGACGGGGACGCCGGGGTCACGGTGCCCGTGGTGGCGATGTCGACCCTGCCGATCGCGCTGTTGGAGATCGTCGCGTGCAGGATGGTGCCCCCTCCCGGGCGGAACCCTGCGGGCAGCGTGAAGGCCGCGGAGCCGACGGTGCCGGACTTGATCAGCCCGCGCAGGTGGACGTACCCCTGGGCGTCCTTGCGGTAGGCGGCGCCGTTGTAGCTCGACCCGTAGTTCACCCAGGAGTTGGTGAGGGTCGGGGCGGCCCATGCCTCGCCCGACCGGGTGATTGCGCCCGTGACCGTGGCGCTCGCCAGGGAGGCGGTGCCGTCGCCCCGCAGCGCCCACCCGGCCACCTGGCTCTGGATCACCGCCGGCGTGCCGCCCGGGAAGTTGTTCGAGGCCGGGTCGGCGGCGCCGGCCGAGCTGTACGAGGTGAGCGTCAGCTGCGTGGCCGTCGTCGTCGACTGGAGCTTCATCGTGCCGGACCCCGTGCCCGGGTCCGCGGCCGCCGCGAGCATGTAGAGGTTGAGCTTGGAGGGGTCCTCGGCGCCGCCGGCCGGGACGCTGGGCAGCGTCACGCCGAGCTGCCGGCGCCGCCCGAGGCTGATGCTCGCCCGCGGCCCGACGCGGGTCTCGTGGACGGTGCCGACATCGTCGTACCAGGAGTACGCCAGCCAGAACGGCTGCGTGGCGCTCGACCAGTCCCACGTCGTGAACGTCCAGACGCTCGTCGGGGCGGCGGCGGCCCATCCGCGGAACGCCGTCCCGTCGTGGGCCACGCCGCCGGCGATCTCGCCGGCTGCGCCGAAGTCGCGGTTCGCGGTGTTCGCCCCGGTCGCGGCGACGAACCCGTACGCGCCGGCGAAGGCGCCGCCGATCGCGACCCAGTACGTCGGCGCGTTCCCGTTGAGGGCGTCGTTGACCAGGCACCCGCCCCGGATCGTGGCGGTCGAGCCGTTGACCGCGAGGCCCGAGCAGGTGAGCGTGGACGCGTAGGCGCCGGCGGCTGTGCACTTGACGAGGCGCACCTGGTCGGTGCCGGTCGTGCCCGACGCCGTCGTCACGACGAGGTTCGTCCCGTCCCAGAAGAGGCCGGCGCCAGCCTTCGCGCCCGTGATGTACGCCGCGATCGCGGTGGTCTTGCCGACGTACGCGAGGTCGGCCTGGTTGTACTGGAACAGCGTGCCGAGGTCGTCGAGCACCCAGACCGACGAGCCGGCGCGGGCGATGCCGACGATCGCGCCCATCGGCCCCTCGAGCGAGGAGTCCACGTCGTACTGGTAGGTGACGTACACGTTGGGCTTGGACGCGCTGTTCCACGTCCCCCAGCCCGTGCCGTCGCCGGTGTAGTCGTCGCCGCTCTTCGTGGTCTTGCCCGAGCCGTCGTCGCGATCCCACTGGAAGCCGGTCGAGGAGAGACGCCGGAAGCCGGCGTAGATCGTCGCGCCGGGGGCGACCGACAGGGGCGAGGTGAGGCTCTTGTTGTAGTGGACGCTGTTGCCGTTCGAGAACGCCTTCGAGGCCGCCGTGTACGACGCCGACTCGCGGAGCAGGTTCCCCGCCCCCGACACGTCGTCCCAGACGCCGTTGCGGACGGTCGCGTCGCCCGAGTAGCCGGCGCAGTAGACCGACACCGCGGTGATCTTCATGTTGTCGCGCGACGGCATCGTGATCGGGGTCGCGATGTGCGTCTCGGTGGAGCCCGTCCGGGCTTCGGCGGTGTCGCTGACGTGCGAGGTGCTGCCGGCCGTGGCCCCGGTGATCGTCTGCGTCGAGCCCGTCTTGCGCAGCGTGCGCAGGAGCGCGCCGTCGCTGGCGCGGTACTCGTAGGCGACGTCGGTCGTGCCGCCGTCGTCGGCGGTCGCGCCGACCCAGAACGTCGGCGTCCCGCCGCCCGCGTCGCCCGCGGGGTCGTAGCAGAGGCCCGCGGACGGGTGGGCCGGCGCCGTCCCGAGGGTGAGCCGCGGCACCGAGCCGACGAGCACGGGCGCCGCGGTCGGGTCGGCGACGTTGTTCTGCACGGTCATCGTCGCGCCCACCCCGAGGAGCGCCGTCCCCTGGAGGAGCGACGACGCGGTCGCCACGAGGTTCGTCGCCGACACCTGGCCCCGGACGTAGACGGGCGAGCCGTCGGTCGGGATGTTCACCTGCAGGACGTCGCCCGCGTCGTACGCCCGGATGCCCTCCCGGTCGAGCTCCACCCGGACCCCGGTGCCGGGGTCGGAGCCATCGGGCGCGGCGGTCTTGATGAGCGACGCGAGGAGCAGCGTGGCGGCGAGCTTGTCGCCGGTGACCGACCCGGCGAGGATCTTCTCCGCGGTCACCGCGTTCGCCCGCAGCTGCGGGGTGTCGACCGTGCCCGGGGTGATCCGGGTGCCGTCGATCGAGCCCTCCGGCGCCGCGCCGGCCTGGCTCGCCGCCCACACCGCCATCGTCACGATCGGGTCGCCGAACTCGACCGCGAACGACGGCGCGCCGGGCGTCGGCCAGGTCACCGTCACGTTGCTGACCGAGTAGCCGGCGCCCGCCTTGCCGAGGTTCGCCGACGTGAGGAGGAACGTCATCGCCGGCCAGAGGCCCGGCTGGGTGATCGTGCACGAGCCGTGGGTCGTGGTCGTGCCGTCCTGGTTGGCCGCCGTCGCGAGCTCGAGCCGGGAGTAGCCGAAGGTCGTCACGTTGTCGGGGGCGTCGGAGAGCGCGAACGGCGCGGCAGACGCCGTCGCGGCCTCGGTGTTCGTCGCGGCGACCGTCACGAGGGTGTGCCCGGTCGCCCGGTCCACGGCGTCCGCGCGGCGGACCGCGGCGACCGTGCCGGCCCAGGCCGGGTTGGTGAGCGTCACCGCGTCGCCGAGCTCGGGCAGGGTCGCCGGGTCGACGAGGGTGACGTCGAGGGTGTTGAGCTTGGCCGTCATCGACGCCCAGCGGATCCGCGCCGTCTGGTCGACGCCGGCGATCACCAGGACCGAGGCCACCGGTCAGGTCCCCGGCGCGTAGCGGAGGCGGCGCGCCAGCGCGTTCGTGAGCGCGTCGATCGTCGGCCCGTCGACGAGGCCGCCGTTGATGTTGACGACGATCGTCGGGGCGCTGGCCGCCGCCGCGCCGCGGGGCACGACCCGCTCGCCTGCCTGGAGGACCGCGAGGACGTCGGCCCCGGGCGGGCCCGGGACGACGCCGCCCTGGTGGAGGTAGGGGATGTCGGGCGTGCCGATCGTGAAGCCGCCGATCTTCCCGAGGGGTCCCAGGTCGATCGAGGGGACCGTGAACTTGAGGCTGTTCCAGCCCCGGATGAGGGTGTTGATGACGCCCCGGAAGGCGTTCCAGATGCCGTCCCACATGCCCCGGGTGGCGCTGCCGATGCGCGCCCCGACGCCCGAGAAGAAGGAGACGACCCCGTTGACCGCGCCGCGCACGACGGCGACGGCGTCCGACGCGGCGCGCCCGATGCCCCCGATCACGTCGGCGATCGTGCCGACGATCGGTCGGATCACGTCCGCGGCGGCGCCGATGACCGCCCCGACGACCCGGAACTGCGCCTGCCAGATGCTCCCTAGCTTCTGGGCCGCCTCCCAGACCCAGGGCAGGACGGTCTTCGCGACCTGCGTGACCACCGGGATGACCGTTCCCTTGAGGAAGTCCGCGACCGTCTTGAACACCGGGCCGAGCTTGGTGGCGATCTCGGTGACGACGGGCTCCGCCGCCGTGGCGACGTTGCTGATCACGTCGGCGATCACCGTGAGGGCCTCGGTGGCGATCGGCAGGACGGCCTGGGTGATCCGGTCGACGACGCCCCCGATCTTCTCCCAGGCCTCGGCCTGCTTCGCCTGGCTGACGGCGAGCTTGCCGTCGGAGGTCGCGGCCCACGCCTCGGCGGACCCGGCGGCGTTGCGCTGGATCGCGTCGAGCATGCCCGCGGCGTCGGTCGCCCCGCCGATGTCGACGCCGAGGCCCTTGAGCGCCTTGCCGTTGCCCTGCGCGGCCTTGGTCACGATGTCGGTGGCCGCGGCGAGGTCGATCCCCTTCGCCCGGGCGAGGTCCTGGGCGAGCGAGTTGAGCTCCATCGCCCGGGCCTGGTCGTGGGTGATCCCGACGAGCTGACCGATGGAGTCGCGGATGGCGTCGTCCTGGAAGCCCAGGCGCTGCTGCGCCGCGGCGTACGCCTCGACCGCCGCCATCGAGCCGTCGAACCCGTCCACCGTGTTGCGGAGCGTGTTGGCGAGCTTCGCCTGGCTGGCCTGGTCCTCGCGGTACGCCTCGGCGGCGTTGCCCAGCTGCCCCACGAACGCCCCGACGGCGTCGGACGCCAGGTCGAACGCCTTCGCGCCGATGCCGAGGCCGACGCCCGAGAGGATGTTCGTGAACTTGCCGCCCGAGGCGACGGCGTCGTCGACGGACTTCGTGAAGCGCGACGAGTCGCCGACGATGTCGACGATGATCTGGCGGGCCATCAGGCGCGCCCCCGGGTCTCGAAGCCGGCGTCCTCGGCGACCCGCTCGACCGCCTCGTCGACGAGCCGGCTGATCGCGTCGCGGTTGGCCCGGATCGCCGGGTACAGGTAGCGGCCCTCGCCGACCGGCCGGCCGCGCCACTCCCGTTTCACCGCCCCCGACCAGGCGACGCCGGGCCGGTGGCCGCGCCCCACCGAGCCGCCGAAGTCGAGCCACGGGAGGTACGGGGCCGCCCGGCCGCCGGCGGCGATCGACGCGCCGCGGGCGCCCGCCCGGGGCGTGATGGACGCGGCCGCCGGGCCTGCCCCGACGTCGGCCGTGACCCGGGATCGGGCATCTGCCGCCACCTGCTCGGCGATGGCGCGCAGGGCGCTCCGCAGCTCGGCCGCCAGGCGCCCGTCGACGGCCCGGATCGCGCGCTCGAACTCGCGAAGGCCGCGGACCTCGATGTGCGCGGAGCGGTCAGCCACCGGCGGCCTCCAACGCTGCGAGCTCGCGCTGGGCCGCCCGCCAGGCGTAGAAGGCGCGCCAGGAGAGGTACTCGTCGTTGCCCATCCGGTCGCGCAGGTCCGCCACGGTCATGCCGAGGGCCTCGGCGAGGACGAACTCGAAGGGGTCGAGCGCGCCGACGAGGAAGGCGCGCTCGCGGACGAGTTTGGGTCGCGGCCCTCGGCGTCCTTCGCGAGCCCCGTGAGGAGGATGATCCCGTCGACGAGCTTGCCTGCCTCGGCCGGGTCGGTGGCCTCGCGCCAGGCCTGCGCCTCGTCCGTCGAGACCCCGCAGCCGCAGGCGACGACGAACGTCTCGGCGGCGTCGGGGTCGTGCTGGAACTCGGTCACCAGTCGCATCGCCTCGCGGCGCGACAGCGAGCGGAACCTCACCGGCACGCCGCCGACCTCGACGGTGTCGACAGGCAGCGGGATCTCGGGCAGCGGCATCAGTTGGACCCGAAGGTGACCGCGCCCGTGCCCTGGAACGTGGCGGTGAAGGTCACCTTCCCGCCGACCGGGCTGGTCTCGGCGTACGCGGTGAGGATCGCCGACACCGTGCGCTTGAGCTCGCCCGCCGCCGTGCCCGCCGGATTGAACACGATGGTCTTCGCGCCGCCGCCGATGAGCGAGGTCAGGACCGCCGCCGGGCCGACCGACACGGTCGGGTCGAAGTTGCCCTTGAGGCTGAACTTCGCCGACGCGAGGCCCTCGATGAACGTCTTCCAGGACGACGCGAACGTCGTCGTCTCGGCCGTCTCGACGCCGACGTCGAGGCCGGCGTCGTCGCAGTACGAGCTCAGGTCGATCGCGTTGACGGTGACGAGCGCCTTCGCGCCGTACCGGAACCCGGTAGCCATGCGCTGTTCCTCCTAGCGGTTCCGGGCGTACGCGAGCCCGAACGTGATCGTGGGGGCCGTGCCGCCGGCGACGGTCGCCACGTAGCGGACGTACTGGCGGAGCGCGGCGCCGGGCGCCGAGACGAGGCGCTGCGCGGCCGGCACGTTGGTTGCGGTGAACGAGCTGCCGCCGACGTCCGCCCACGTCGTCCCGTCGGCGGAGTCCTGGAGCTTCACCGTCCAGGAGGTCGGGGAGCCGGTGACGGCGGTGACGTGGAGGTGCGCCTGCCATCCGACCGCGGTGGCCGCCCCGTCGTTGCGGGTCGCGCCGGTTGTCGTGCCGGTGTCGGTCACGAGCGCGTGCAGACACCAGCCGAAGCCGACCGCCGCGTCGCCGGTGAAGCCGGCGGAGGCGAGGACTGCGCCCCCGACCGGGCTCGACTCCGCGACCGCGACCTCGTGCACGAGGAGCAGGCGCGCCGGGTCGCCGACCGCGAGCAGGCCCGCGGGGCCGTAGGTGAGGACCGAGCCCCCGTCGCGCACGTTGGCGACGAGGGCCGCGTCGCTCGTCTGGTCGTAGAAGCCCTTGAGGGTGGCCTTGGCGGACGCCGTGCCCTCGATGAAGGCCTTCCACGCGGGCGTCGCGCCGGGCTGGAACGTCGTCGTCTCCGCGGTCTCGACCGCGATCTCGATCCCCGCCTCGTTGAAGAAGGGCGACGCGTCGGCCGCGTCGAGCCAGACGCTCGTCTGGGCGCCGTACCTTCCTGCCATCAGGTCGCGACCTCCACGGTGAGCTTGAGCGCGAGGTACGTGATGCCCCCGACGACCGCGGTCGTGACCTCGGCGTCCCCGACATGCGCGGTGCCCCAGGGATGGGGGCCCTCGAGCGCCGCGACGACGTCGTCGCCGCCGGCGAGGTACGCGGCGAGGGCGTCGCGGCCCTCGCGGGTGAACGTCTGGGCGGCCAGCAGCAGGACCGGCACCTCGAGCAGGTCCGAGCCGCGCCCGAAGGTCGCGGCCAGGGTGATCCGGGACGGGTAGTCGACGAGGCACGCCGGGACGGCGAGCGCACCCGGCGGCCAGGCGTGGGCCTCGCGGACGAGGCCCGTCGAGGCGACCGCCGCGGCGAGACCGTCCATGACGTCGGCGAGGTCGGCGGCGGCCATCAGCCGGCCCCCACCGACGCGAGCGCGGGCCGGGTGTCGGGGGCGAAGTCGCGGCGCAGCTCGTCGAGCTCGGCGGGCGCGATCCGGCGCAAGATCGCGACGCCCCCATCGGGGCGGGCGACCGCGATGTCCGGTGCCCCGTCGCCGCCGTTGCGGGCACGCCAGGCGCGGACGACCGCGGTCGCGGCGAGCTCGGCGACGCGCGGGGGGACCGCGGCCGGGCCCCAGGCGCCCGTGACCTTCACGACGTTGTACCCAGCGACCGGGAGGGGCCGCTCGGCGGTCGCGTCGAGCTCGATCCGGGTCGCCGGCCAGCCGTCGCGCAGGGCGCCGCGGAGGTGGATGCCGCGGGTGATCGGGGCGTACGCGCCCGGGCCGCCGTCGGGCCGGTCGGCGTCGGCGACAGCGAGGGAGGTGAGCGTCGAGATGCCGTCGGGGACGGGCAGGGCGCGGCCGCCGTCGCGGACGACCGCGCCGTCGAACAGCCGGGTCATCGCGCCCCGCGGAGCGAGCCAGCGGCGTGCCTCGGCCTCGAGGACGGCCGAGACCGCGGTGACCGCCTTGGCGAGCCAGGCGTCGTCGAGGCCGTCGGGGATCGACCCGGCGAGCCTGACGTCCGCCACCGTGCAGAGGTCCATGCCGTCCTCCTCCGATTGGTGCCCCGGCGCCGGCGGGGGGACCGGCGCCGGAGCTGGGGACTAGCTGAGGACGACCGAGCCGAGCGTCGGCCGGAGGACGGCGACCCCGTAGAGGATGTCGACGCCGTACCGGATCGCCCGGTAGTTGATGTCGTACACGCGCTGGACCCGGACGGCGAGGCCGTTGTCGGGGTCGGTCGCGGTGAACGAGTCGACGCCGGCGTTGGCCGGGACCGGCTCGAACGGGCGGACGGCCAGGATCAGGGCGTCCCGGTGGAGGGCGAGGTTCCGATAGCCGTTGGCGAGCGAGGCGTTGGCCGGCGTCGCCAAGGAGCTGAAGTCGCAGGTCAGGGGATTGAAGTTGGCCGCGAGCGCGGACGCGAACGTGACCGTGTACGGGCCGCCAGCGGACCCCGCGACGGTGGCGTTGCCCGAGCCGACCGTGGAGAGGCCCTGTAGGGCGGTCTGCACCGTGGCCGCCGCGGCGTTGTACGCGAGGCCGGCGGTGGTCTGGCCGAGGTAGCTGATGGTGAACGTGCCCGACGCCTGCGAGCCCAGCGTGATGACCGCGGTCGGGACCGGGACGCGCTGGCTCATCCAGGTGTCGAACCCGTAGAGGCGCCCGATCTGGCCCTCGGGGATGGCCTGCTGGCCCTGCCGGAAGGCGAAGAAGGACTGGAGGTTGGTCGCGCCGAGGATCGCCACCTCGTCGCGGGCCGACACGATGAGCGACCGGCTCGACATCGGGGCGAGGGCCCCGTTGAGGGCTTGGCGCGCGGAGCGGATCGTGGCGTCGGAGACCGCGGTGCCGAGGGTGCCGACGCTGGCGCCGGTGAGCGAGCCGTACAGCCCGAACAGGTCGTCCTCGACCTGGTTGCCGAGGGCGATGACCGCGGGCGCCAGGTACTGGTCCATGAGCTCGACCGAGCTCTGGGCCCGGGCCACGTCCTCGATGTTGAAGTCGACGGCCTTGTGCTTGGACAGGGTGACCGAGACGGTCGCGCCGCCGGCGGGCGTCTGGACGCTGATCGCCGTGTCGGCGGCCTTGTCCTGCGCGGTGAAGGTGCCCGGGTACGGGATGTTGAGGGTCTTCCCGACCCAGCCGGGCTCGAAGTCGAAGTCCCGGCGCACGAACTGCGCGAGGACCATGTTGCTGCGGAGGATGGTCAGCGCCCGGCGGGCCCACGCCTGCGGGATGAAGCCCGCGGTGTCGGCCAGGGCGCGGGTGATGTTCGCCACGTGCTGGTCTCCTCCCGGTGGGGAGTCCGCCTCTTCCGTCCCTCACCGGGGTCTCGGGACGGTGGCGTTGCCGGGCGCTGCCGGCTCCTTCAGTCTCGGATTCGGCCCTCGCGCATCGCGCGCATGATCTCGGCCTCGTTGCGCTCGAACTCCGCCTGGCTCATCGCCCCGATCTGGTCGCGCGACCAGCTCTGCGAGCTCGCCGCGCCGCCGGCCCCGCCATCGAAGTTGCCGGCCGCGGCCCTCGCGACCGCGAACAGCGACGGGCGCGCCTTGCGGAAGGCGGCGACCGCGGCGTCGAGCCCGTCCACCCGGCCCTCGTCGTCGATCGTGAGCGCCGCGAACGAGGGGTCGAGGACGGCGAGGTCGAGCGCGTCGGGCGTCGCGCCCGCGGCCTGGAGTGCCCGGGCAACCTCCGCGGACCGGAGCCTCGCGCTCCACGTCCGCTCGGTCTCGGCCGTCGCCTCCTTGCGCGCCTGCGCGATCGCCTTGTCGTGCTCGGACAGCGACGCCGCGCGCAGCTGCTCGAGCTCGGCCTCCGCGCGCTTGGCGCGGTCCTCGGCGGCCCGGCGCTCGGCCCGCACTGCGTCGAGCGCCCGCTTGCCCGCGTCGCCGAGAGCCGCCTCGGTGGCCGTCACGGGCTCGGCGGCCGGCTCGTCCGGCGTGCTCTGGACCGCCGTCGCGGCGGCCACGGCGGGCGTCGCGCCCGCGGACTCGAGTTCGGTGGTCACGGCCTTGGGGCCTCCATCTGCATCGGGGGTGCTGCTGGCAGCGCGGGCGTCGCGCCCGGCGGCGGCTGGACGGTGTTGGAGTCGGGTGCGGCCGCGGGGTCGGCGGGCGCGCCCGGGTCGGCCAGCGACGCGCCCGCCCGCTCGGCGGCGTCGCGCCACTTGGCGATGAGCTGCGGGCTGTAGCCGGCGTCCTCCCACAGCTGCTCGACGGGGACGCCGAGGGCCTTGAGCTTGAGCAGGGCGTCGACGTGCTCGGCCTCGGTGCGGACCTCGGGGTCGCGCCAGACCGCCTCCTTGTCCTCGCGGTCGGCACGCTTGGCGTCGCCGGCGGCCCGGAAGGCGATGCTGATCGCCTCCTCCCAAGACTCGCCGAAGTCACCCTGCCGGCGGCGGACCTTCGCCACGAGGCCGGTCTCGGTCGCCTTGAGGCTCTCGCCCGACGGGAACGACCCGGCCTGCCCGAGCAGGTAGTGGGGCGGCGTGCGGGTGGTCGACGCGATGTGCTGGACGCAGGCCTCGATGGCGGTGATGTACGGGGCGAGGTCGGCGGCGTCGAGCTGGCCGAACCGGACCTCCTTGTCGCGGGCCATGAGCATCCGGTCGTAGGCCAGCTTGAACGGCTGGACCGGCCGCCCGGTGTCGGGGTCGACCGGGATCTCGAGCCCGGTCACCCAGCGCTGCGGGAAGGCGGTGTACTCGGCGGACACGAGCATGTCGCTCATCAGCAGGTTCAGCGCGTTCTGCATCGGCAGCATCGCCGCGATCTCGGACTGCCCGCGGTTGGCGAGGTCGGGGTCGTTGACGAGCGGCACGACCGGCACCACGCCGAGGGCGTGGGGGAGCGGCCAGGGCTCGCCCTCGACCGAGCGCGGCCGCCAGGCATTCCCCGCGAGCTCGTACTTCTCGATCCGGTCCGGGAGGTAGAGGGTGGCGAGCCGGCGCCCGTCGGGCGTCGCCCAGCGCCGGAGCGCGGCGGCCCGGGCGAGCGCGTCGTCGTCGTCCCAGGCGACCGCGAACTGGTCGGCCACGTGGGCCCGGATGCGGGGGGAGCCGTCGGGCCCGGCGTCGACCGTGACCGGGCACCAGCCCTTGACGAGCGCCTCGCGGTGGGCCCGCAGGTGCCAGGCGTCGAGCGCGTTGCTCTGCCAGAAGGCCCACGCCTTGCGGTCGCCGGCGCCCCCGTCGACCCGGAACCCGGTGACCGCGAGGCGCTCGTCGACCGCCTGGACGACGAGCCGGCAGAAGTTGTCGGAGAAGCCCGCCAGCCAGCGGGCGTACTCGCTGCGGTAGCCGGTCGACGCCGCGAGGAGCGCGACCGGGGGCTGGTGGCGGCCCTCGTAGTAGGCCTCCCACGTCGCGTAGTCGGAGGCGCGCGCGTCGAGCTCGTCGCCGAGGCGCTCGAGCCAGGCGGCGGAGGACAGCTGGGTTGCCACGGGCGTCACCACGACGCCGCCACCGGGCCCGAGCGGACCTCGACCGCCGCGTCCGCCATCGTCATCGCCGCGTGGTACGCGAGGATGTCGGCGAGGCCGCCGTCGATCTTGGCCCGGTCATCGCCCTTGACCGGCACGACCGGCAGGCGGCCGTCGCCGCCCGGTGCGGCGCCGCGCGGGTGGGCGGTGTGCATCGCCTTCACGTGCGCCGACACGACCGGGTCGCCGTCGTGGGTGTGGGCGCCGGTGGCGACGGCGGTGCGCCAGCGGTCGAACGCGGGGGCCATCTGGCGGGCCGAGTTGGTGTCGAACGGGACGACGACGTCGTCGCCGTACAGGCGCTGCCAGCGCGTGATCTCGTCGCGCCAGAACGCGGCGTCCGGGCGCATGAGGCCGACCTCGAAGCGCGCGAACGCCTGCGCCACGGCGTCGTCGACCTGGTCGCGGGGGACCCGCCAGTCCTCGCCGGGGTGCGAGAGCGCCCAGGCGCGCATCGCGTCGCCCGTGGGTCGGACCCACGACCAGCCGGGCAGGGAGAACGAGTGGCCGTCGGGGGTGCAGGCGCGCAGGACGGTCGAGTCCAGGGAAAGCGAGCCGTCGAAGCCAAGCGCGACCCGCGCGCCGTCCGGCACCTCGACCGCCCGCTCGAGCGCGCCCCAGGCGCCGGGGTCGACCGCCCGGGACCGGCCGGCTGACCGGACGTTGAAGTAGAAGCGCAGGATGTCGTCCCAGTCGTTGGCCGGGTCCGCGATCTCGGCGAGGATCCGCTCGACCGGCGCCCACCACGAGTCGCCGTACACCCACTTGAGCTCGGCCCGCAGCCGCTCGGCCGGCCAGTCCCGCTCGGGGACCTCGCGCGCCCGGCGGCAGACGTGGAGGACGCCCGGGACGGCAGCATCGCCGCTCTCCTCGGCCACGCTGCCCTGCCCGGCGACCGGGGCGTTCGTCGTCTCCCAGGTGCGCCCGTCCATCTTGGCGGCGTTGCGCCGGAGGGCGGCCGCCAGCCGCACGCCGCCGTTGTCCCGGCGCCAGAGGTGCGTCTCGTCGAGGACCGCGAACGTGAGGCGGGCGCCCTCGCGGCTGCTCGACTCGG